GCTGTCGGCTGCTGAAGCTGCGGTTGAAGACCGCGCCGCTGCTGCCAAGGAATTGGTAGACGCCAAGGCCGAAGCGCAGACCATTCGGGATGAAGTTGCTGAAGAACTGGCAAAAACCAAGGCGCTTCAGTCGTCGGTCAAGGCCCGCGAAACAGATGTGACCGCCCGTGAAAAAGCATTCGACAAGAAAGTCGCTGAAACTGAAACCGATCTCGCCGTTCGTTTCAAGGCTTGCGATACGCTTGAAGCCGGTCAGGCCAAACTGACCGCTGATCTGGCTGCACGTAGCGAGAAGCTGGACGCTGGCGAAGCCGACCTCAAGGCGCGCGTCAAGGCGTTTCAGGATAAAGTCGCGGCTCTTAGCGCATAAGGACAATCTATGTCTGTAAATCTTTCCCCTGTTGGCGGTGTTGCTCAACAGTTTTTTGACAACAACGGTCAGCCGCTGGCTGGGGGTATGATTTACACCTACGCGGCAGGCACGACCACACCGCAGACAGTGTACACGTCGGCCACAGGCACGACGCCGCACAGCAATCCAATCATTCTCAATAGCGCAGGGCGTGTGCCAAGCGGCGAGATTTGGCTAACTGACAGCCTTCAGTACAAGTTTGTTGTCGAGACATCGACAGGCATTCTGATCGGTACCTATGACAACATCATCGGCATCAACTCGAACTTTGTCAATTTTGAGGCCCAGACTGAGTTTGCAACGGCAACCGCTGGGCAGACCGTCTTTACGCTATCAACGATTAACTATGCCCCCGGCACGAACACGCTGAACGTCTTCATTGACGGTGTAAAACAATACGTCGGTGCCAGCTATCTGGAAACAAACAGCACGACCGTGACGTTTACGTCTGGTCTACACGTCGGCGCGCAGGTTGAGTTTACGACCGCCGTCACGCTGTCTGCTGGCATTGTGTCTGCTACTATGGTGACGTACACCGCAGGCTTTACCGGCGCTGTGGCCCAGACTGTGCAGACCAAGCTGGAACAGTACGTTTCAGTCAAAGACTTTGGCGCTGTGGGCGATGGCGTAACAAACGACACAGCAGCGATCCAAGCCGCATTAAATACTGGGAAAGATGTTTATTTCCCCGGCGCGCAAGCAGGCGTCGTTTATATGTTTACTAATCTTGTTATCCCAAACCGCACTCGCATTTGGGGTGATGGGATGCGCCAGACTATTTTGCGCCAAATCAGCGGAACGACAGGTATTGCTATCAGCTACAGCAACACGATAACATCTGATATTACGGACGGTGCTCCGGGCTTTGATAACATTGCCGTTGAAGTGGCCGCAACTTGTTTGACGGGCATTCGCATCAGCGCGTCATCTGCAAACATGGGTTCGTGCCGTTCATTTCGATTAAAAAGTCGCTATGCCGAAACGCTTGGTAGCCTGCCTTATGCTGTTGTTGCTGGTCAGGTCGGATTTGATTTAGTTGATGCTTCGGGCGGCAGTATGTTCAAGTGGACACTTGACGACCAATGTGAAATTCGTTCTTTTGACTCCGCAATTAAAGCCAGAGGCACATTGGGCGGCATTAATGAATGGACTGTTAACGCGTGGATCATAGACTGCAAAGTTAGCTTTAATTTGCAAGGCGTTTCAGCATGGAAAACTACGGCAACACACGAAAGCGGTGTTCAAAATGCAAGAGCGTTCCTGCTAGACTTGGCTTGTTCTAATATTGAAATACGAGACTCGCGGTGGGAATTAACACAATCAGGCTGCTACGGCATGGAGTTTGCAGCTACTTTTATTGGCACTAATATCAAGGTATTTAATCCTGCAATTCTTATAGCCGGAGACGGCGGCAGCATACCGGGGCGCAAGTGGACAGGGACAATTCCTGCCGACTTTTTGTTTCAGGGTTATTATCAAGATTTGACAGACGGCGCACAACGAGCGATGATTATTGCCCCGTCTAAAAACGCGGTAGCTATGCCAAACTTGATGCGCGTTGGCGGGGTTAACAGAGGCAATGGATCAATTAATTTTGGCCGCGACTCCGACAACGCTGCAATAAGTCGCGTATATCATGACGGAACGCATTTTAACATTATGGGTGGTAACTCGCTTCGTTTGTTTGGTGATGGTTTGTCAGGGGCAAACTACAAAATTGACGTAACATCGACAGGTGTTGGTTTTCAAGGAAACAATGGTATTGCTAAACCTACTATAACCGGTTCACGCAGCGGCGGCGCGGCTCTAACAAATTTACTTACCGCGTTAAGCAACTATGGACTTATTACAGACAACACCACCACGTAACAAGGTTTGAACCATGACTTTGACCAAAGCAACATACTCGATGATCAACGGCGCTCCGGTCAATGTGCGCGATTATGGCGCTGTGGGTAACGGTACGACTGACGACACAGCGGCTTTTCTAGCTGCGTTGGCTGCTTGCCCTAGCGGCGGCGAAATTTATTTGCCGCCAAACGCAACATATCTAATTTCGCAGACACTTGTGTTGACCAAGCCGGTTGTTATCCGTGGTGGTGCAAAAGAAAACACAAAGATTTTATTCAAATCCAGCGGAACATATTTGGCTGCGCCATACAAATGCGGCATTCTAGCCCCACACAGCACGACGGTGGTGCCAAGCTATAGCGGCAACGCAGCCCGCAGTTCGTTCTCCGGCTTCACGTTGCAGATGCAAACTGGCCCGACAGCAATGACGGGTATGCTTGTTTGCACTCCGGTCTACGTAAATGAGGTCGATGCAGTTAGCTTTTCCGGCCACGGTTTTGCGGTCAATGCCAGCGTTGCCCCAACAGTAGATATTATTGGTAATGCTAATGGCGCTACATTTACAAATTGCCTTGCCAAAACAAACACGTTGTCTGGTTTTTATACCTACGGCAACAATGCAAATGCGTGTGTGTTCCTTGGATGCCGCACGTTTCAAAACACGTTGTGGGGTTTTTACGAAGACGGCTTTCTCGGAAACTCTTACGTTGGTTGTGAAACTGATGGCAATGTCGCGGGCGGCTACGGCGGCTATGCAACTGTGGGTGCAGCGCAAAACCGTAGTTGTTATATTGGATGCTATGCCGAAACAAACCAAACTCCGACATGGAGCGTGGGTGTCTACACTACTCGGATAGGCGCACAAAATGCACCCGGCGCTTCAGATGCGCTAACAGGCCTTAGTTTGTCTGCAATCCCTAACGGTGAATTTTATTTTACCAAGGCCCTTAATTTTGCGGCTACAGATCAGATTGCCCAAGATCAAGCTGGTGGCGTATATACGCGGCTAAACAAAAGTGGTCTTAGGTTATATCTCAACAACGGCGGACAAAAAATTGAATTTTCTGGTACTCTATCTACAAACTATACAGACATATTGTCTAATACTACTCCTGTAATTCGTTTTCCTAATACGGCTGTTACGGGCAACGTAGTTGTTAACAGGCCGTATATGCCCAACGGTATTTCGTTTACCGGCGACAGCGCAATTGTTGGCGCTGGCACAGCGATACCTTCTTCTGGTACATACGCAAGAGGTGCGATTCTGCTTAATGAAGCACCAAGTGCAAGTGGATTTATAGGTTGGGTTTGCGTTACAGGTGGTTCGCCCGGAACGTGGAAAACTTTTGGCGCTATCTCAGCATAACCGTAGATATTGCATACATACAACAAATGTTATATGTTAAACGATAACCGTACTGATGCGGCTCATCAGGAACTCCATAGGAGTTACACATGGACGAAGAAGTCCCTAACGTAGCGGATGCCTCCGCGCCAGAACTCGAAGCCACGGCAGCATTCGAGCCTGAAGAAAATCAGACGCCGGAAACGCCTGTCGAACAGGAAGCTGCTAAGTCCTTCACTCAGGAAGAACTTGACGCTATCGTCGGCAAGCGCCTCGCAAGAGAACAGCGCAAATGGGAACGCGATCAGCAGCAGCGTCTCGCAGATCAGGCAGCACGGGCAGCGCCCGCTGATGTTTATCTGGAAGACTTTGCCTCTCCCGACGAATACGCAGAAGCCTTGGCTGAACGTAAAGCGGAAGAGTTGCTAGCACGGCGGGATGCCGCCAGACAGCAAGCTGAGTTTCAGGATGCTTACCATGACCGTGAAGAGGTAGCGCGGGACAAGTATGACGACTTTGAACAGGTCGCCTACAACCCCAACCTTCCCGTTACGGAATACATGGCGCAAAGCATCCAAGCCTCGGATATTGGCCCAGATGTATTGTATCATCTAGGCTCAAACCCGAAAGAGGCTGAACGCATCGCCCGCCTTGCGCCGATTTTGCAGGCAAAAGAGATTGGAAAGATTGAGGCTTCACTGTCCTCAAATCCGCCGGTCAGAAAGACTTCAACCGCCCCGGCACCAATTGCGCCTGTCACTGCCCGTTCTAACGGTTCACCCCATTACGATACGACCGATCCTCGCTCGACAAAGTCGATGAGTACGTCGGAATGGATCGAAGCAGAACGGCTCCGGCAGATCAAAAAGTACGAGGCACAACGCAACCGTTAATTTGGGATTACGCTCATGGCTAATAGCATTCTTACTATTGATATGATTACGCGGAAGGCTCTGGAAATTCTGGAGAACAACCTCGTACTCACACGTAACGTCAACCGTCAGTACGACGACAGCTTCGCTGTCGAAGGTGCCAAGATCGGTTCGACCCTCCGCATCCGTCTGCCAGACCGCGCTCTGGTCACTGACGGTGCTGCCCTTCAGGTGCAGGACGACAACGAGCAGTTCACCACGCTCAACGTGTCGAACCAGAAGCACATCGGCGTGAACTTCACGACCGCAGAACTGACGATGCAGCTCGACGACTTCGCCGACCGCGTTCTCAAGCCGCGTATTTCGCAGCTTGCGTCCAGCATCGACGCAGACGTTGCCAACGCCTACAAGACCATCGGCAACACCGTTGGTACGCCCGGCACGACCCCAGCCACGTCGCTGGTTCTGTTGCAGGCGCAGCAGAAGCTGAACGAAAACGCTGCTGTCATGTCGCCGCGTTATGCCACCGTCAACCCAGCCGCTAACGCTGGTCTGGTCGAAGGCATGAAGGGTCTGTTCAATCCGACAGATACCGTCAGCAAGCAGTTCCGCAACGGTATGATGGGTACAGGCGTCCTTGGTTTCGAAGAAATCAATATGTCGCAGTCCATCAAGCAGTTCACCACGGGTTCGCGTTCCGCTACGGGCGGCACGGTAAACACCACGATCACGACTGAAGGTGCTACCACCATCGCCATTACCGGCGCTGGCGCATCGGCCACCATCAAGGCTGGCGATGTGTTCACGGTCGCTGACTGCTTCGCAGTCAACCCGCAGACCCGTGAAAGCACTGGTTCGCTGTTCCAGTTCGTTGCGCTGGCTGATGTCTCGCTCAACGGCTCTGGTGCGGGCAACGTCACTGTTGCTGCGATCTACTCGGCTTCTCAGGCTTTGGCTACCGTCAACGCTTTGCCGGTTAGCGGTAAGGCAATCGTGTTTGTCGGCGCTGCTTCCACGCAGTACGCCCAGAACCTCGTCTACCACAAGGACGCCATCACCTTCGCAACTGCCGACCTTCTCATGCCAAACGGCGTGGATATGGCTTCGCGTCAGGTGCATAACGGCATCTCGCTCCGCGTTGTTCGTCAGTACGACATCAACAACGACCGCCTGCCTTGCCGTATCGACGTTCTGTATGGCTACAGCACGATCCGTCCGCAGATGGCTTGCCGTCTCTGGGGTTAACCTAAATTCGGCCCCCAGATGACTGGGGGCCGTCATTCTACAGGAGAAATATCATGGCTCTTCCTAATGGTGCTGGCGGCTATCAGATCAGTGATGGCAATGTCGGCGAAATCGTGTTCGTGCCTTCGGCTATTCCGACCGCGTACACAGCAGCCGCAACGCTGACCACGCTTGATCTGTCCGGTGGTCTCGTCGTTTACACGTCATCAAGCACGGCTAACCTTACGCTTCCGACCGCT